TTATACACTCCTGACCCCCACGATCTCCGTCCTCCTATATCGTGCCATATCACATGGTTTTCCTTAATAATTGAAAAATCCGGTCGACCTTCTTGAAATAACTTTATATCAGATTCAAGACTATGAGTATGATACTCCCAAGACTGCTGTAAAGAATATCTGTGCTCCCAATACGCCATATTCCATGTAGATACGTGTAATAACATACAGCCTCATTTCTAAAAATGTTTATAGATCAATTTTGCATATGAAATCATTCCAAAAACTAGGATGTAAAGCCACCACTTTAAGATCATTTGAAAACTCATGAAATCGAGCACCATTACCAAATAGTCTTATCATTCGGCTGTAGTATCTAAAACCTTCTAGAACTCCATATTCAGTAAAAGACAACACCCGATTCATTTCATGGCATTTCTTTAGGTATCTACGTACAGTATGCTCTGGGAGGCATCTTACCTGACGTCTATTATTTATAGGGGGAACTAAACCATATTCTTTGACTATTTTTCTAAGAGCCCAAGGAGATGTTGATAATTCTTCTGCTGCACGTGTAATATTCTTTCCAGACAAAAATTTTTCCTCTAAAATATTTTTTGATATGGTAACAGAACTAGTATCTTTTAGAATAGCTCTGTTACTTTTCGCTCTGTCCTTTATTTCCTTAATTTTCATTGGATTATCAACACCATACCGGTCAAAAAGAGTTTGTCTACGTTTCACAGAATTGTTGTAACCTGCATAACCATATCGCTCAATTTTAGTTAGTGCAACTTTCTTAGAGGAGCTAGAACATATATAACCTCTTTTTCTCCCTCTTCTAATTCCTCTACGAGCTATCGTGGCAGATCGAAGACGTTCTACAGATTCTGATACTATAACTGAATTTGGATAGAGTAATTTATATGCATCCATGGCTGGATGAGGAGGTTTAGACGTAGACAAATGTCTAACCAACGTTTTAGCTTGATAACCGCAATAGGCGCATGTTACTCCATCCATTATTTCTTCCTTAGAATGAAATAGGGTTCAGTAGATTTTTTTTCTGTGCCGGGACGTGTGAGAGCATCGGAGTAGAAAGTTTTCTCCAGTAGAAAACCAATTCTTTTTAAAATATCTAAAGTCGGGTTTATCATATCATATTCTCCAACATTATCTACATTGAGGACAAAAACACAGCCAGATTTAAGAGTGATATAAACGTTTCTAATCATTGGAAACAAAAATCCTTTAATCCAGCTTTCTATATCAGTGTACTTTTTAAAACTTTGAGTATCCTCATAAGAATACTCTTCTCGATCAAAATATGGGGGACTTGTAATTGCCATATCTGCTTCTATGTCCTTATACAGCTTCGGATCTTCCCCACAACCATGAAATATGGAACATTTAGTAATCCTTATACTTTCGAACCAATCTATCATCTCTCTCAATGCTCTATATGTATCAGTAGAAGGGTCGATACCTATATATGTCCTTCCGGATGATACACACCCGCACAATCTGGAACCAAATCCAGCACAAGGATCCAATACCACACCACAAGGTACACAATAGAGATCACAAAAAAATTTAGCAAAAAGTGGGTTGAATTGGCCTAAAGCCTGCGTTGAATAAGTACTTAGTGCCCACCGTATGTTTGTATCCCTGATACCTGTGTTTATCCTAAGTTGAGCATTTAGCACCTTTTTTAATAACTTATCATTATTAAAAATCTCCCAAGGACTCAGTTCATTTTTTACCCTTAATTTGTATCTGTGATTCATAAAACTATTGGGGAGAGAGTTACATGCATTATTAAACTTAAGACAATTATTATCTCCAACATTTATTGAGGCTTTTTTCATCAAATTAAAGCACTCCTCTCTTTCTCCATTAGAAAGATATACATAAGGAAAACCACGCACCCTAACCTGAGAAAATACAGCTAATAGATATTTTTTTCTCTGAGCATCATCCATACTTTGGTACATACTTACTTTGAATGGATTACGTTTAATAAAAGGATGAACGGCTGACTTTCTTATTGCTTCTACATCATTATACCAAGACTGGCTTTTAAGCCAAGCACCGCATAAATCCTCAGTTACGCCAACTCTCCTATGATAATACTCATGAATATATGGAGAAGATAAACGTACCACAGGAGAACCCAACGGAACATATACAAAATCATCTCCAATTTTTATATCCCAGTGATACTTTCCGTTTAATGACGCAACATCCCCTTTCAAATTATCATGAAAATTTTCATGTACATGTAATAGAAACCCAGTGCCATAATGAGCTCCAGACAGCATGCACCATATACCTATACCTACAGGGTCCAGATGTTTCCAAGGGTCTATATTCTGCGGTAAATAGACTTCACATAACAATTTATCACCACTAATTTCTTTAACACCAACAGAGCTGCTGCCCAGCATCTTGCAGACGCATAACAGACCAATCACATCAGACCAAGGTCTCTCGATCAATGTTATACCTTCATTGTACCGAACTCCAGAAATAATTAAACCGGATGCTATTGAATATACGGTAGGATCTATCGAGGATACAGGCGTAGGATTTAGATTCTTTATTAGGTAATTTTCATTAGAAACTATTTTGTATCCTTTTCTTCTTAGATATCTTTTCATGGTAGACAAGGGCACCCCTATATGATCTGATAGTTCCTCAATGCTATGATCAGAGAGATATCGCCGAATTTCTTCAAATACCATATTTGCTCCTAACCAACTATAATATACAAAAAGAATCAATAAAAATCTATAGTTATTTTTACGCACTTATGAGATAACAAAAAACTCTGCACGTCCTAATTGGTACGTGCAGAGTTGAAAAATCAACTACACAAGCTGTTGATTTAGCGAGCGATCTTGACTCTTGTGATCGCAAGCGGGTTGTGGCAGCCGATACCGAGGTTCTCGAAAATCGAGAATCCGATACGACGAGCCTTAGGATCATCGGCGGATAAGACGGTGAGTTCCGTCCTTACCGGGATACGTCCTACGAACTCGGGCTCCGCACACACATAGCAATAGCCCACAGGAACCTTTCTCGACACGATCACCTGCGCACCCCACAGAGTGGCCAGAAGGCCGCTCTTCAGGAGAGTCGCCTGTGTCTCGATATCAAGAACGTCCCTTCCCCACTTTCGAAGGTCTGCGAAGTCAAGCGCGTTCATGAACAAACGAGCAACGCGCAAGTCGTGCGTCTCAATGCGTGCAAACGCATCGATCAGATTCGGGGGCGTCAGCGGAGCAATCGCATTGACCTGGGCATTCACAAAGGCAGCGCCTAGATTGTCAAAACCGTTCTGACTCACTGCATCGAGCACGTCAAAAACGCGTGCATCCTCAGCAGCCTGAATCTGAGCCTTGCCGAGATCCTGAGAACGCTCGATCAAGTCGAACCTACGTTCCTTGACCTGCGTAAGCGGGATCTCCGGGTTAGACGCAAGCTCAAACAACGGGAAAATCACCCTACGCGGCTTGGTGATCGCAAGGATGTTCTCACCTTCCTCACCGACCACGAACGCTGTCACGTTGGGGTCCTTATCGTAAATCGGCAGGGCTCCATCCGGGAGCTGCTCGACAAGGAACGCCTTGCGTGCAACGGACGTGTAGTCTCTACGCAGACGCAGCGGCTGAACCATCGACGCTGCTAGCTTCTGGCGACCAGCGGCGGTTTTGATATACTCGCCGATGATCTGCTGCTTCAGCTCATTCGAAATCTGACCTTCCATTGAAAACCTCCTTGAGAGTGTTACTGTTTACCCAATCCCCTACACAGGGGCGGGTTTGGTTATCATAGGACCCTCAACAAAGAGAGTCCCATTGATTACTTAGAGTCTCATCTGCACTACCATGAACGGATCCGACGCCGACGGGGCGATCAGACAGATGCCAACAACCGTAGCTGGTGACGCTGCTACAGTGGTAAGCAAACCATTAACAGAGCTGTACAGAGGCAGACCAGCAGCGTACGGGATAATGAGAACTGCACCACCAACTTCTGCTGTCTCATACAGATCCGTTGCGAAAACTGTCCCCGAACCATGCAGGTACGGGCACTTTCCACTGGCCACACCGGAGCTTGACTCAAACGGATATCCCACTGCATTGTTGATCACCACACCGAGAGGCTGATGGGCAGCATCGCATGCTAACACAGTCCCGGCAACCGTACCAGCCATGACGATCGAACCTGCCAGGAGACCCTTCGGCGTATTGGCACTCAGACGCGTGTTTTTCTCTATCTGAGGAACACTTGCCAAATAGTTGTCCTGGGTCAGGTCCGCCTCAGTCAGATTCATCAACGTGTTCATTGACACCCTGTAGAGGATGTTAAGGCCTCTGTCAGG